AGGATATTTTGTTCTGATTTTTCATCATATGTATTTTGTTGTTGTGTATTTCCAGAATTATAATTTGTTTCAGTATTTTGATTCATTGGAATATCATTGTGTGTAACATATTCATTAAAATTATCATCTATTTCATCATCATTTTGATTATTATTGGTTGGATACCATCTTTGATCTTTTGGTTTTAATTTTTCTGAATTTGCCAAATAATCAACCATATAATTTGTACCTTCGGTCATATGTCCATTATGTTCAGTCATTATATAATTTAATAATTAGAAAGTATTATATGTTTAAATACGCATCAAAATTTTCGCATTAAAATATATAATAATTTTTATATAATGACTGAATATTATAACATTAATTTTAATAATGATGAAACAGATAAATTAGATAAATTGGCAAGAGAAATTAATAATAAAAAAACATCTTTGTGTAAAAAAGTAACAGAAGATTTTAATAAACAAGAAACACAATGGAAAAATGGTATCGATAATGTTATAAATTCACAAAATTTTAGTTATTTGTCAATAAATAAAAATTATAACAAAAATATAAATGATAATTATTCAAATGATAAACATTCAAATGATAAACATTCAAATGATAAATATTCAAATGATAAATATTCAAATGATAATAATTCATCTTATTCTTTGAGTGATAGTGATAATACAAATTATTCTGAATATTCTGATTTAAATTCATCAAAACTATCTTTTGGTACAAATAATACAAATAATACAAGTAAATCAAATTTTTCAGATTTTCAAACAAAAGATAATAAAATTTTTTTAAAAGATAAAGGTTCTTCAAATATAAAAAATAAATCTATTTTTTCAGATATATCATCAATGGATTCTTTTGGATCTATTGGTTCAATGGATTCTTTTATTGATTCTGAATCTATAGATACATATTTAAAAAATCCAAATACAACAAAAAATGTTAAATTTAATAAAATAGTAGAATCAATTGATTATGATGATTGTTCAAAAGACGATGATAATATTTTAGAACATATGAAAAAATGTAATAATTGTAAACAAAAATTATTAAGATTTATAAATGGTATTGGGGAATGCACTATTAATGATATTAAAAATGATATTAAAAATAATATTAAAAATGAAGATAATGAAAAAAATGAAAACAATAAATCTTTATTTAATAACATAAAATCAAGTTCAATGAATTCTAGAGAAATAATTATTATGTTAATGATTGGAATATTTATTATTATTATGTTAGATTTATTATTAAGAAATAAAAATTAATATTTATAAGCTGCTAATATTAAGAATTATTTTCTGACTCTTCATATTCTAATTTTAATTCTAAATATTTCCATGTTATAAATAAACTTTTATTATCCAAAATAAGTGTATCTATTTGTTGTTCTCTTAAATTTTTTGATATATATTCTAATCCTTCTTTATGTCTATAAGATGAATTTTCTAAAATTATTTCTGGTAAAGTAAAAGTTATATCTGTAAGTCCTGTATCATCTGCATCTTTTATTTTATTACAACATAAATTATACATATCAACTAACCAATTTCTTTTCTTTTTTCTTCTTTCATATATATTATTTAATAAATTATGTGAATTAAAATCTTTTGAAGGATCTGTATTAATACTTTTACCATTTGATATCATATTTACATCTATTTTTCCTGTATTTCTATTATAATTGTGCTTATTTGATGGCATTAAAGTTTCGATATTCATTTTGGAAAATACCTTATTATCCATTATATATAATTTAATATTGAAAAAAATATTTTTATATTTTTGCGATTATTCAAATCATTATAAATATTTGTGATTATTCAAATAATTATAAATATTTGCGACTGTAATGTTATAAAAAAGTTAAATATATATAATATTAATGACACATAATATTTTCGAAAATAAAAATATAAATAAAACTATAGAAGATGAATTATATTCTTTATGTAAAAAAAATAAACATTGTAAAAATACTATAGTATTAGCTGGTGGAGGAGTTAAAGGGTTAGTGTTTGTAGGTATATTTAAGTATTTAGAAGAATTAAATATTATACAAAATATAGATACTTTAGTTGGTACATCAATTGGTTCATTATTCGCAGCTCTTATAATTATGGGATATAATTCTGATGAAATGTATAAATTTATAAAATCATTTGATTTAACAAAAGTAACAAATATTAATATTAATATTTCTACATTTTTAAATAATTATGCAATTGATGATTGTGAAAAACTTAATAATTTATATAAAAAATTACTTGAAACAAAAAAATTTGATCCAGAAATAACTATGATTGAATTTTATAAAAAAACAAAAAAAAAATTTGTTGCAGCAGCTGTTTGTATAACTACCAAAGAACTAGAATATATATCATATGAAAATTATCCAAACTTACCAGTTTATTTAGCAATAAGAATGTCAACTTGTATACCTATTCTATTTACTCCTATTAAATTTAATAATAAATTATATATTGATGGAGGATTAATAGAAAATTTTCCTATAAATTATATAGCAGATGATAAATTACATGAAGTAATTGGTATTAATATTTTTACTGATTTTTCAAATGAAATACCAATTGATAATATAATAACATATATGAAAAATATTTTTGATTTAATAATGATGGTAATGACTAAAAAATATATTGATAAAAAATATGAAAATATTGTTTATAATATTAATGTTGAACAAATAAATCCAATTGGATTTGATTTAACTATAAAATGTAAAAAAGATTTATTTAAATATGGTTATGATTTTATGAAAAAAAATTTTAAATTAATTTAATAATAAATTTAGCTCTATTCATCATCTGAATCATCGTGAGAAATCATTTTATTATAAATTTTTATCATATCACTATCTATTTTGTGTGTTTTATGTTTTTGTGTAACATCTTTACCAATCATCTTTCCAAATTGTTTTGAAATACCAAATTGATCATCCATTACAGTTTTATATTCGGCTGTTTCAGTACTTTTAAGTTTATTATCTAATACATTTCTATCTCTTAACATTCTTGTAAGCATATCATCGGTATTTTTTGTATCTCTATTTTTATTGTGTGCATCATAACTATCATCGTAATCACTATCAATAGATGATATATCTGATGCATTAAAATCATCATTTTTAATTTTACCGAATATATTATTTTCTTTAAAATTATCTGTTCCAAATGGATTTGAATAATCTGTATCAATTGAGATAAAGTTTTCTAATCCATTATCATTAAATGCTGTAAAATCTTCTCCAAATTTAACAACTTCTCCTTTTTCTTGTTTACGTTTCTCATTCTTTTCTTGTTTCTTTTTATTTTTTTCAAAAAGTTTATTAAATTCATTTGGATTAAATGATCTTCCTTCAAATACATTCTTTTGTGTTAATTCAATAAAATCTATGTCTCTTCTTACTTTTAAATCATCAATTTGTTTTGATAATACTGTTCTGTCTATTTTATCATCTAATTTAGATGGATCGAATCCTCTAATTTTATTAAGTTTTCTTGATTCTATTTCAAAATCAAGTTGTGATTTTTTTTTATTTTCTTCTGTCATACCTGTTTCCTGTAATTTTATAAAATCTTCAAATGTATTCTTTTGATTTTTAAAATCTTTACTCTTTATAGTTTTTTGCTCTAAATCATACAATTTTTTTGTGCTTGGATCTGAAAGAATTTTACAAGCCTCTTGTACTAATTGAAATTGTTTAGCTTTCATTTGGCGTTCCTTTTCTGATAAATCTTTAAATTTATCAGGATGAAATTTAGCTAATAATTTTCTTGATTTCTTTTTAATATCTTCTATACTAGTATCTCGATCAACATCTAAAATTTTATAATAATCAAAACCAAATTTTTCTACTTTGTTTATAGATTTTTCATTTTTATTACCTTTCATTTGTTCAAATAAATCATCATCATTAGTATTCATTATTATAATTTAATTATATATATTTTTAAGTATAATTAAACGTATTTTTTTATTTATTATTTTTTTCACATTAAATTATATATTTATATGAATAATAAACTTAATAATGATAATAAAGATAAATGTATTTCTATATTTCTATTACATGCATTAGGAGATACAATTGGTTTTAAAAATGGTATTTGGGAATTTAATTTTGGTAATTCAAATTATGGTGATATTAGAATTACAATTGAAATTATATCTGAATTTATAAGTCTTGGAGGCATATCACATATTGATTTAAAAGATTGGAATATATCAGATGATACTTTATTAAATTATGAAATTGCTAAATTTATATTAAATATTAAAAATAAAATTTATAACGAAGATGATATTATTAAATTAAAAAGAAATATATTAAAAATGTTAGATGAACAAATAAAATCAAAGATAGAAAGAGGATTTGGAAGTATTACAATTAGATCTATACAAAAATGGGATGATAAGACAGATCAAAGACATGAACTTTATAATATATATTCTGGTGGTAATGGTTGTTCTATGAGAACTTTATCTATTGGTATCGCCTATTATAAGGATGAAGATTTAGATAAATTAATAGATACATCTATTATTACAAGTAAATTAACTCATAATTCTCCAATAGGATTTCTAGGTGGTTTTATATCTGCATATTTTATTAAATTAGCATTAAATAATATTCCTATTGAAAAATGGCCTTTTATGGCTATTAATATGTTAGAATCTGATAAAATAAAATCATATATTGACAGAGATAATGATAATATATACTTTGATTACAGAAATTCTATTAAAGTTTGGAAAAGATATGTAGAATTATTTTTTTCAGAAGATAAAAAACCATTAAAATTAAAAACTTCTGAAAATCTTATCAGTAGATTTAAAATCATGTATGATATAGATAAATCATTATTAGAATTAAAACATTATAAAAATATTGCAGGTGGTAATGGACAATCAGCTATTATTATGGCTTATAATGCAGTTTTAGATTGCGATGGTAATTGGGAAAAATTAGTTTATTATTCTATGCTTCATGGTGGTGATAGTGATACAGTTGGTGCTATTGCTGGAGGATTTTATGGAGCTATTTATGGTTCATCAGATGTTCCAGAACATTTATTAAAACATTTAGAAATGAAAAAAGAATTAATTGAAATTGGAGAAAAATATTATGAAAAATATTTTGCTTAATTAGATTTGCTTAATTAGATTTGCTTAATTAACAAGATTTGCTTAATTAACAAGAATATTAGTTTATTTGTTTTGAGTAATAAATTCTGCAATAGAATCTTCACTTCTATTACCATTGTATGGAACTACACCTTTCGATGTGTGTAATAAAAGTGTTGGAAATCCTTGAATCTCATATTTAGCACACATTTCTTTATCTTTTTCGCAATCAATTAATTCAATCTTTGCACCTGCTTTTTGTATAGATGAACCAGTACCATTCTTTAATTGATCAATAAATTGTTTAGAATAACCACACCATTCAGTATGATAAACTCCAAGTGTTGGAGTTTCTGTTGATTGAGTAGATTGAGTTGATTGAGTTTTAATATCACCTTCAGTCATATTTTCATTCTTTTTATATATAAAATATAATATAACAACTGCAGCAATTACAAGTAAAACGTGATTAGTTTTCATTCTATATAATATTATAATAATATAAAAATTATATTATTATAATTTTTAATTTTTAATATTTATTTTTTGCAATATAAAAATATTTATTTTTTTTTCTTATAACATATATATATAGAAAATGTCAAGAAACATGTACGAAGAAATTGATACCTTTTTCGGAACCCCAGACGCCTCTGGGGTTGTTGCTGATAAAAAAGGAAGATTATTTACATCACTCAATTACAAGGGTAGCAAATACGATCAATCAATTAATAGCAAAGAAAACCCAGATACTATTAAGAATGAACCAATTTACCAACTTATGTTAGCTAATAACTATACTACAGATGCTACAGCAAAAGATAATGTAATTTCTAGCCAATTTATTGATTTTGTTAAAGCTGTAGCCGCACGTCATATTGAGCTTGATGGTAAACTTCAATCAAAAGCTGTAACGAAAGCTGATGTACTTTCAGATATTTATGGCAAATGGCCATCTTTATCACTTGATGCCCGTGATTTTTATAGTCAATTAATTAATTTAGTTGATATGTCTGCAACAAATCAACCAACTACAAATGAACCACTTCAAGGAAATAGTATGGCCGGATATAGACTTAATCTTAAGAAAATTAATTTAGATAACACCGGCAGTGAAACAATATTTGGTTCAACATTACCATATTTACCACGTGGTAGTGTTGATAAAACTGGAACAGCTCTTCCAGTTGATTATTTACATGTTATTTATGATCAAGAATTACGTGTAGCAGGAAGACGCGCATTTGTTGGTGGTGCTGCAAAAGATTTATCATTAGAATCGTGGGAAAAAGTTAATTTAGATGTAGCCAAATTTGTAAGAGCTATTGCGTATGTTCAACAAAAATCAATTCAATCACCATCATCAGTTAAAGGTGAACTCGGTGAAATTTACGATTTATCAACTGATAAAATCTATAGCCTTAATGCTAGTGGTGTATTAGTTAATGCTAGTGGTGAAGTTATGGATGAAACTAAATACGGATTAGATGTTGCTGCTAATTGCCATGGTACTCATCTTCCAGATTGTGAACTTGTATTTGAATGCTTACTTTCAGGTGATCCAAAAGCCCTTTCACGTTGCCTTGGTAAACTTACAGTCCAAAGCATGTACTCTGTCGCTAAAGCAGAAGTAGCTAAAATGAATCCAAAGGTTATGAAGAAAGTTCTTAGTACTTTTGATGTTGGAGTTAACAAACATGGTAAAGTTGAAGAATATATCGAATGGCGTGGTTCTCTTGAATCACGTCTTTCTCAAAAACTCGGATCTGAACGCGGCGCAAGAACAGCCAAAGCCATTATAGGAAATGTTAAACTTCTTGAATATCTTAAAAATGTTATGGATATCATACGTTCAAATCCAATTTTAACAGAAGGCAATGCTGCAACTCTATCAGATCTTCCACTTAAAACAAATAATAAGATCGCATACTTTATTAAACCAACAAACATTAACCGTGCAGCTGCTCTCTCAACTCAACTCGGTACACTTATTCAACAACTCAGTGTTGTTCCAACAAATCTTACTGCAGCTCTTAAAGGTCCAATGAGTACTTCAAATACTATGTTTGGATCGCCAGTTTTAGGTATGGGTATGGCTGGTTTAGGTATGGGAGGTCTTATGTCAGGTGGTGGTTGCGTTGAAGATTCAGTTGCCACTATGGAAGCTATCTACAAACAAATTCTTGAAGAAATGAAACGTAATGGTAAAGATCTTGTTGACGAAGATAAGAAACGCATTGAAAATGCCATTGCCCAAATTAAGAAAAACAATTCTCAATTAGCATCTGCTCTCAATGATCTTAAAGGCTTTATGAGATTAAACACAGCCATTACTGCCGGTCTTACAAGTGTTTCATTAAGTGATGTTAAAGGTTCATCAAATGCTGACTTTTCAAACCAAATCAAATCATTTGAATCATCAATCAACAGCACTGCAAATTCACAAGTCAGTCTTATGACTGCTCTTCTTGAACAAGTCTTTCGTCCAATGGCCCTCATTGCTAGTGGTTCATCAACTACCTTACTCAGACCAATTAATTAAATAATTATTTAAAATAAATAAAATATAATTTATTTTAAATAAAATTATATATTTAAATTTAATTATATAAAAAAAAATATAGAGGTACCGTGTAGTGCCAATCTTAAGACATTCTAATCAGAAATGGGCACTCACGCTAGCGAAAAGTATTTAATTTAAGGGGGGCTTAAATTAAGCATTTACGGTACCGTGTAGTGCCAATCTTAAGACATTCTAATCAGAAATGGGCACTCACGCTAGCAAATAGTTCTTAATTTAAGGGGGGCTTAAATTAAGCATTTACGGTACCGTGTAGTGCCAAACTAAAGCTAGCGAAAAGTAGTTAATTTAAGACACAATATGTGTCTTAATTTTAGCATTTTAATTTTGCATTTTAATTTCACATTTTATTTTAAAATTTTGTTTCTTAATACATAGTATGACTGGAAGTATATTACAATTAGTGGCATATGGTATAGAAGATATATTTTTAACTAGTGACCCACAAATAACATATTTTAAAATAGTCTATAAAAGACATACTAATTTTTCAAGAGAAGAGATTCGACAAAATTTTATACAAAGACCAGATTTTAATAGTCAGGTAACAGCAAACATATCTAAGAATGGTGATTTAATGGAAAAATCATATTTAGTTATTACTCTACCTGAAATTAAAGCTTTTAAAGATGATAACATTACAAAAGTAGCATGGGTTAGTAATCCAGGATATTCATTAATTGATACATTAAGTATAGAAATTAATGGAAGACAAATATGTAAACATTATGGAGAATGGATGATGTTATGGAATTCAATGTTTAATCCTAAAACAAATGATCCATCTTTTTTAAAAATGATAGGCAATACACCAGAATTAACAGAATATAGTAATGGTAAAAGGTCATATAAAATATATATACCTTTACAATTTTGGTTTTGTAGATCTAGTGCAAATGCATTACCATTAGTAAGTTTAGAATATTCTGATGTTAAAATCAATTTATCATTAAAAGATTGGAATGATTGTATTTTAGTTACACCTACACATTATATAGTTTGTAGTGATAGTCTTGTTAATTTTGAAGATTATGAATATATAGAACAAAATATAGATGGAGTATTAAGTGCTGGATTTTTTACATATTTTGATGCATATAATAAAAGATTATATTATACTTTATTAACAAATAATAATTTTCTTCCTATAACTACTAATATAACTAATAATACAAAATATAGAATTATTGGAAAAACAACAAATGCATATGCGATACCAACAGTACAAAATTCATCATCAATTGTTATAAATCCTGCTTCACATAAATATGAAAAAATAAAAAATCTAATTTTAGGTGACACGTTCTTAATTATTAATTATATTTTTGTTGATGAAGATGAAAGGTTAAGATTTGCCCAATCAAAACATGATTATATTATAGAACAATTATATTATAATAGTTATGATGAAGTTACAGGTCCAACAGAAACAATTAAATTAAATATAGACAATCCTTGTAAATATATTATTTGGATTATACAACAAAAATATTTATATCAAGCAAAAGATTATTATAATTATACTTCAACTTATAGACATAAAAGAAATTATGATACAATTGGTGATAATATAAATATTGGAGATCCGTTATATACTTTTGATGATAGTTTAATTAAAAATGAAACTTTACTATTTAATCAAAAAGAAAGAGTATCTTATCGCGATTCAAAATATTTTAGATTAAATCAAATGTATGAAAAATGTGTTAATACTCCCCCTGCTGGAGTTAATGGTTATTTCTTTTCATTAGATCCAAATTCTATTCAACATTCTGGAACATATAATATGAGTAAAGTTGAAAAAATAGAAGTTAAAATAAATACAAATTCAATATTATCAACAAGTAATATTGGTTTGTTTAGAGCATATTCAGAAAATTATAATATATTAAGAATTTCTAACGGATTAGCAGCAGTTATGTTCGATAAATAAAAAATGAAAATTAATATTTATTGATAATAAATTAATATATTATAATCAATAATTATAATATATAAATATGGATATTAAAGAAATTAATGTTCAAGATCCTTGGTTTCAATATATAAAAGATAAAAAGAAACAAATAGAAGGTAGATTAAATAAAGGTATTTTTAAATCTTTTGTTAAAGGAGAAAAAATTAAAATTAAAAATAATAATGATTATATTATTGCTAAAATTAAAAAAATAAGAAAATATAGTTCTTTTGAAGAATATTTAACTCAAGAAGGATTAAGAAGAACTTTACCACATATCAAAAGTATAGAAAAAGGTTGTAATATATATTATCAATTTTATACAAAAGAACAAGAAAAAGAATATGGTATTATTGCAATAGAAATTAAAATAATTTAGCTACATATAGAATATTGGTGCACACATACCACTAATAAATCTTAATATATTATAACCAAGAGCCCAATATTCTATTTCAAGTGTTAATCCATCAGAACTTAATTTATCAATAAAATCTTTTATCAATTCAAATTCAACTATTATATCCTCTATATTACTTAAATTAGCTGTACCAGATGGTTGATATAATAGAGGATATAATGAAAAAATATACATATATTCGTCATTTTCTAAACTACCACAAAATCTCATATGAGGATTAATTGTATTAAATAATTCACTTTGTCCTTGTTCTCTAGTAGACCCATTAAAATATACTTTAATATTTTTTACTGTTTTATTATTTATATAACTTGTTAATCTTGCTTGATTGTATGTATAGGTATTATAACCATTTTTATTCCAAGTATAATTATTTTGCATTTCAGATTGGGATTTTACTTTTAATCTCCATAATATATATTTAGTTGGATCAGCAAATTTTAATTGTGTTTTAATTTTACCATCAACAACCGAATTATAATTATAATTATATTTACCACCATTTCTAAATTTTTCTATTAAAAATTCCATTTTTGAACCAGCAATACGTTTTCTTTCATCTTCTTCTAAATAAATATATTGAATATCTAATGATGATTTAATTTTTGGTTTTTTTATTATAATTGCATTTGTATCATATATTAATAAATCTTCTAAATTACGTATCTTAAATTTAATAATACCCTTTGTATATAATAGATTAATCATTGGTAAAGCAAGACTTGGTTCTTTGTAGAAATAAAATTCAAGTGGTATTCTTAAAGTTATATTTCCTTTATTATTTTCATCATAAGTTGTTAAATATTCTGTGTTACCCATCATAATATCATATCCTTTTTGATGTGAAGAACTATCTTTTATTTTATGTAATAAGCTTCTAAGATTTGAATTTAGTTCATCAATTAATAATTCATCAAAGTATAATGATAAATTTTCTAATAAATATTGTCCTAATTCAGAAACCCAACAATATTTAACAGGTATATTATTTGTAATATTTCTAAATAGGTTATCAACATCAGACCCGTGATATAATATATCAGTTTGTGTGAAATAATCTGGTATTAAATATAAATCTTCTATAAATGGTATATTATTGTCAAATCTAACTGGATCTGTATTGTTTATTTCTACTGTTGTTTTTTTAGTAATTCCTATTATTGATTTATAAGATTCATATTTTATTAATTTAATATATTCTATTACAGAAGTATTATAATCAATAATTATTGGTTCTATTTTTTTATAATAATAATCAATATTTGTATTATTTATTAAATATGATAACATAAATTTTAATATATCACTTCTGTATGAATAATTATTATACATTCTTGTTTTATATTTATCATTAAATATATTTTTTAATGTATCTTCTTTTACAGTATCAAACATTATTAATATATCATTTATATAACTTGTTGGAATATTAGCTTTCATATTATATGATTGGTTATAAACATTATAACTTGATGTGAGTGATGGTTCATCTGTAACTACTCCACTAGACTCAGTTACTATAACCATACCACTTATATTATATAATTTTTCAAATGGATTACCAACAGTATCATAATATTGTATAAACTCATTTATACTTAATTTTTCTATATCTGTGTTTCCGCTACTATCAACAATATCATATAATAATTTATATTTTTCTAACATTTTTATTTTAACTCTATCTGCTATTTTTGCTTCTGCTTCGCTATAATATGCATATCCACTTTCAGATGTATAATCATTTAATTTATCAATTACTTCTGAAATACCTAATAATTTAATATCATCATTTTTGAAAAATTTATTTCTCATTCTTAATAAATTAGAATAATATTGTGTATACTGTGGTACTTTATAAACATAATCATTTGTAGTTACAAGTTCATCATATGGTTTTGAAAATCTAATATCATATCCTAAAAATGACATCATTAAGAAATATTCATAATCTAATGTTGTCATATTACTAAAATATGGATCATAAATAGTATGATATAAAATGTCTTGTTGTACTGTTACTTGATATTTTTCTCCTGTATATTCTAATATTATATTATCACCAAATGCATAATAATTAAAACCATATGTATCGATTGGATAAGTAGTATTATCTAAGAATATTTCATTATCTGATAAAGTTGATGAATCATAAATATCTATTACTGAACTATTTAAAGTTGAATCAACAAATTTATAAGAATAATAATATTGTACTTGATTATTTTGATAAAATTCTAAATTATTACCAGAAGAATCAGTAAATTGTGATTTTATAAAATAATACATTTTTAACATATTTTGTCCTAAACTTGTTGAATAATAAGTATCAGATAATATCAAATTATTAAATATGCCATTATAATCTCTAACCATAAGTTTATTTAAATATGAGTAAATTGAGCTAGCAACTTGTATATAATCATTTTTCTTTTGTTTATAAATTTTTAAATTATTAACATTGCCAATACTTGTATTAGTAGAATCAATTACAGTATTTGATGATTCAAAATCAATATAATTAAAAGAATAACCATTTGATTTATATGAATTGTATGAATAGTTATCATTGTCTATATTTTTAACATTATCAAATTTAATATAATTATCAAGAACTTTATTTATAAATATTTTTAATTGTTCTAAACCATCTGATCCAATAGAACTACCACTTATATCAATTGGATTACCAGATAAATCAAATGTACTATTAACTATTTTTAAAAATTTTATTCTATATCTTTCTATAATACCTCTAATCATAGGTGAATATAAATCTTTTTGTGTATAAGTTCTTGTAACATTACCACTGTTATCATACTCTGGTTTAGATATTAAAATATCTGATTCAAAATCTTTAGTAATATTTATTAAATTTTCTGGTCTTAAAAGTGACATAATTGCTACATTATTTTCAGTAATATATGTATTTGTAAATTGAAATAAATATTCTGAATCAGCAAATTTTAAAATATTACCATCAAATATTTGTACATTAAAATCATTGTCAGCAGTTCCAGTGGTTGTATTTTTATCTCTATTTATACGTAACATAACTTTTAAAATAACTTCTCTATAAAGATCATACTTAAAAATCAAATTTTGTGTTATAATTTTTTGAATATAATCATAATCTTTTTTATACACATCAATATTATCATATGTATCTGTTATAAGATAATCTGTAATATCTCTAAAGTCAAATAAATATAAATATTCTTTAATATTTATAAAATCTGTACTAGTTGTTTCTCCTTCAAATTTTAAAAGAGTATATATTTCATCAGCAAAATCTCTAATTGTATGTAATGGTATTAGATTTAAAAAAATTAGATTATTAATAATTAAAGTATCAAGTGTTAAGATAAATTTATCATATATATTTTTACCTGGATTTATATAATTTATTCCTTCTGGTTCTTGTGATCTTAAATGTAAACCACTTGCATCAAAATAATAAGACATATTAACTATTTGACCTGTAACTTTATCAAAAGTTAAATTTTGTAAAATACCTCTAGTTTCTGTAGACCCCATAGCTAATTTTTGCCAAACAGTAATATCATTAAAATAACCTGAAAAGAATGAATTTTCATAATATTTAGAGATATCAAAATTAAGTTTATTAACTTTATTTAAAATATCATCTGCAAAGTATACATTATATATATTTTTATTTTGCTGAAACGGTTTAAATAAATCTGTAAAGTTATCACTTAAACCAATTAATTTAGATCCAACAATTGGTGTAAATTTATTTGTATTAGATATATTATTGGTAAATGTTTTGAAAAATGCAAATTTATAATAATCAGTTTCATCTGTTGTTAATATAGTTTCATTTGTATTTTTATAAACATAATCTGTACCATCTAAAATACGTGTAGTTTGTGTTATATTATGTCTCGATGATGTTAATATATTGTCTAAAAAAGAATTATATAATATATGCATATTTGAAAATAAATTTTGTTTTATAGTTTGTGTTAAACTATAAATAAATGTATCAGTAAAACTATCTTCATTATATAAAATATTAGATGAATTTAAAAATTTATTTAAAATAATATATGTATCCAATAATTTATAATCAGTTGTTTCAATATCAACATTTGTAAAATTTAATATCGGAATTAATGGATTTGTATTTGATTCTATTATTTCATTAAAATAATCTATCATTTTATAACCATAATATTTAGAACTATCATATATTTTTCCAAGATAATTTTTATTCTTATCTACTAAATTTTTATTATTAGGTATTCCTGCTTCTATAATATACATTAAAATAAATGATAAATACATCATATCTATTTTTAAAAATAATTCACTTGTTGTATATATAATATTTTCTGATTGATCAATTGTAACACCTACATCACTTGTATCATATACAATAAGATTAAAACTATTATCATAAATTTTTAATCCAAGAACACTATATGTTAATTCAGTTAAATATTCATTATACATAATATCATTTATTTCATTAATTGTATAAATTTTATCATTAAATTCTGGAGTAGTTTCTATATCATCTAAATAAGAATATAATATTTGCGTAAGATAAGATTGTACATCAGATACTGGTTTTGTAATTGATGAATTTATTTGATTAATACTATATATGTTAGATGTAATAATAGGATCTGGTTCTTGAATATTAACTAAACTCCAAATAAATTTACTTATCATATGATTATAAGATGATATTAAATCTGTTTTATTATTTATAATAGATACAAAAGTGTTAAAACTATATTTTAATATAATTGTAACTTCATCAATTGTATCTAATAATGTAGTTAAATATAAAGAAGTTATTTTAGTTTCATCAATAATACCATCTGTAAATAATTCATTATAAACATGATCATATGTATTATTTGTAATTTCATAATTATAATCAAAAACAGCTTTATATTGTAATTTTAAATATATATTATTAATTAAATATGAATTAACTTCATCAATTTGAACATTAATGTAATTTAAATTTGCCATTTCATTCTTAATTTCAATAAAATCATTTTCAGTAATTGAATTTGGATTTGTTCCATTATATATATTAATTAATGTATCTAATAAATATTGTAATAAATCTATAAATTTTAATACACAATATTTTAAATTATTAAGTTTATTATCAGTAGAATCTACTAAATATATATTTTGTATATTTAAAACTTGTATCATATCATAAAATAATTTATCTAAATATAAATCTACCCAAGTATTAATTGTTGTAATCATATTATCACTATTTAAATGTCTATTAATTGAAAAGTTATAAATAAATTCTAATTTATCAATAATATATTCTGGATAATTATAATATCCAGTAATATATTCATAATTAGTACCAAACATTATACGTATCATATTAAGTTTAAAAAATATAATATATGGAGAATGTGGTACATTATCTAAATCATTAATATTTACTCCTGATGCATCTATTTCATACGAATTATATAGATTATCTAAACAATGTTTTAATACAACATCTATTCTATTTATTAATTCTGTAAATACTGGTTCAAAGTCATCATCATTTTGTTTATAAATAATATAATTATTATTATTAGTAACATTAGTATTAATATTTGTTAAAAATAAAGGAATAATATCATTAACATATTCATTAAAACTTACTATATCTGTATCTTCTTTAGAAGCCGTATAAGTTATATTATATTTTTCGCAAAGTTCTTTAATATATTTATATGTTGATTTTGGATATTCTATTTTAAAATCAGATATATTTATTTTTAACCATATTTTATGAATACAATCAGCTTCTTTTTGTAATGTATAAGTGCTCGATATTCCAAAATTATTTAAAGATGGTAATTGTTTTGTTCTAGTAACTAAACTAAAATTAGTATGTCGTTTATAAACAACTTTAAATAAAGTAATGGATGGATTTGAAGTTAAAAATATACTATCAATACCAGTAGCGACTAATTGTAATAATCCACCTGTCATTTAATATTAATATATATAATAATAATGACATATTATTATATATATTATTCAACATCTAAAAATAAGTTAAGTAAAACTAAATGCTAATGCAGAAAATCCACCATTTATTCTAATAACATTATAACATATTGCGTATAAATTTAATGTTACATCTGTATAATTAAATATTATATCATTAACACTATTATAAGTGATGCTTGGATTTATATCAGATAGTGCATAATAAAACATATTACCATCTAAATCTAATTGTAATGTTTGACCTAAAAATCTACTAAAATTACAAGATGACGATGGTTGCAAATCTTCTGGAAATATTGCAAATGAATAAGAATAAATACCACAATCTCCTATATTTGTATTATGTTGATAACTTTGTATTAAATTAAAATATTTTGCAGTACCCAATTTTTTATTAATTCTATCATAACCATTTAATAAAATTGTTGCATTTATTATAGGATCTTTATCTTCTCTCGGGTTAATAGAATAATTATTATATATACATTTTTCAGTACCATTTTTATCATCTAAATAATTTTTTTTTTGTAAAGTCCAGATTAATTGTTTACATGGATGTTTAAAATCCATATTTATAGTATATGATACTATATCTGTTATAATAGATAGGTTTGTTAAATTTGATACATTATTTTCTAAGTTATAATTTGATAAATTTTCTGTAATAGTTTGTACATTCTCAATTAAATATTCATGTGTAGATTGAGCAAATTTTCGTCTTTCCATTCCATCAAGAAAAATATAATCTGTTAATAAACTAATTTCTAATTTATAATTTTTATCATTCCAAAAATCTTCTAATGTATATGTTTCTCCCTCTAATAATTCAACTATTCCACATTGATTAATATTTCTAAATTTTATTCTTAATGATAGATCTGAATATTGTGATGCTACTAATGGAAAAGAAGAACCCATATTTTTATTAAACCAAAAATTTAAAGGTATAGTTATAAAATAACTTGGTTTAGTATCCTCATTATAATTTGTTAAGTCTTCTAGATTACCTATTAAATCATTGTATATTTTATCTAATTTATTTTTTTTTCTAATTTGATAAGTTGATTCAAAATAATTACCATAATGTCTATCAATCTGTTCTCCTCCAAGTCTAACATCAATATAATCAATAATATTATGTCCAATATTTTTATTCCATGCAAATTTTAAATTATTTTGAATAATGGTATTATATGATTTTAATAAATCTGAATATGTTTTCCAAAAATATTTTTGACACCTTTTAGAAAATATCATTGCATTTTCAACATATGTAAATAATTCAGATACAGTTATAGTTGTACTATTGATATATTTTGAATATATATTATATATATTACAATTATTCATAAGTCCCATAATATTATAATCGGTTTGTTCATTTTGTAAATCAACAAAATTACTCAAAGCTATTAATGCATTTCCAGCAAAATTATTACTAATATCTGTTAGAAATTTATTAACTGTTATATTTACAAGCTTATTATTATTTACACATGTTCTATATGCATTCATATTATAAGTCATAAATGTTTCAACTACACTATAATTATCTTTATTTGGTTCTACGGCAGTAACATATGGTAAGCTTAATTCAGCTCTAGAAAAATATACTTCTGGTATTTTTATTTTTAAATATGTCTTACCAATTAAATCACCAATTCTGTCAAATGTAATTTCATATTCATCATTAAAATTTATATTTGTATTATATCCTATTTCAATAGATTCAACTGAAAAATTAGTATGTCTTCTATAAACTACTTTAAAAAAACTTATTTGAGGAGCTCCTGTTAAAAATAAATCAGTTGAGCCATATGATAATATACTTAATAATCCTCCAGTCATTATATATAATTAATATAATAATAATAGATAAATAAATAAATTAAAATTTGCTCACATAAAATAATATTTTAATTTTTATTAGAGAAATATAAACAAACATTTAAACACTTTTCACAAAGTTAGTTGGCACCGTTCTGGCCACCAGACATGCCAAATCCGAATGCTTGATAAGAATACCCTTGCTTCCGAAAGCGGTTACCTCCACGTTGAGGCTTGCTTTGTTTAAACGAACCCTTCACTTGTGCATCAGCCTCAGCCTTAGGTTCAGCCTTAGATTCAGCTTCAGCCTTAGCTTCAGCCTTAGGTTCAGCCTTAGGTTCAGCCTTAGGTTCAGCTTCAGCCTTAGGTTCAGCTTCAACCTTGTCAGTCTTGACAGTCTTGACAAAAGCCTTGCCTAGAGTAGCAGTCCGCTTGGGTTCAATACTCTTGTGAAGCTTGTAAGGCTTGCTAGTCTTGTCAGTCTTGTCATCCTTGTAAGCCTTGTAAGGCTTCTTAGGTTGTACTTGAGCTTGTTCTTGAGCCTTAGCGTGTGCTTGTTCTTGAGCCTTAGCTTGTGCTTGAGCGTGTGCTTGAGCGTATGCTTGTTCTTGCGCCTGCTTAAACTCGAGACGAAGCTTCTTAGCAGCAATAGCAGCGCTCTTAAAAGGTCCAACAAACTCAGTAAGCTCATACGAGAACTGTGAGATGAAGCGGTATAGACTAATCAAGTCAGTCAGAAAAGTAATAAACTGTTCTGAACTGCGAAAAATTCCATCCGCACGATAAGTGGCGTTTGACGGGTCACAAATCTTGATCTTCTTACCGTCCTTGAGAACACGAACTTCATCAACATCATAAGTCCGAAAGAAGCGAAACATGAGGTTGGAAACGCAAAGACGAAGAGCACGAATCAACTCAATTGGAAAAACTTCTGAAAGCTTAAGATCGAGGTTACTGTTCAGCACGTACATGTGCTTAAACTCTTGAAATTCTTCTTTGGTAGGACGGGGAAATGAACCAAGACGAGCATAAACAGTACATCCAGCAAAATCTTCATCATCGTAAGAACCAAACTTGGACAGTTCTTCAAAAATCTTGAAGAATCCAATCTTCTCCATACCAGCAATAATAATCTTGTTGTATTCTGCCTGAGGAGGAATAGTCTTGTCAGTAGTATGCAGAGGAGCAAAAAGTGCACCAATTGCATCAATCAATGACACGAGCGAAGCATCCTTAAGAAGGATTTCATACTCGTTGAGCGAAATAAAAGTATCGGCAATAGCCGAAATAGTAGGGTAAGAGACAGAGAAAGACATAGTAATTATGATATATAATCCTATTTTAAGAACATATTAGATATTTATATTTTCAACTTTTTTTGATTAAATAATTTGTTGACTAATTTATATATATATATATATATATAATATATGGTTCAGTTTAATGATATTACTAATATGCAATATAATAAAAAAAAATATAGTATAATAAAAGTACCCTACAAGGGTAATACAATTCCAATAGTCTTAGATACTGGTATATATAATAAAATAAAGAACTATGATAAAAATTGGCTTATTTCACCAAATGGGTCAGTGTATACAATACAAGATAATAAAATGTTATATTTACACGAAATAGTATATATATTACATCATGAAAAGAAAAATAGATATCCATTAGTACATCTTAATAAAATAGGTTTAGATAATAGAATAGAAAATTTAATTGAAGATGCTAAAAATAAACAAATTAAGAAAAATTTAAATAAAAAAACAAGAACTATTGAATTAGAAAACATTAATGTTGAAAAAATTCCATCATTTGTGTGGTATTTAAAAGAAGATAAATCTCATGGAGAAAGATTTCAGGTAGATCTAGGAGATTTAAAATGGAAAACTACAAGTTGTGATAAATTATCATTAAAATATAAATTAGAAGAAGCAAAAAAATTTTTAAGACAATATAAAGAAAGAAAACCAGAAGAATTTATGAAAAATTCTATGAATTCTGATCTAAATATTCATGGAATTAGTAGTAAAAAGGATTTTTACAAAATTATAAATAGAGTTGGGCTTAATTATGAATGTAATATTGATGATAATACATCAGAATTATTAAAACCAAATGAAGCTGGTTTATCAAGAATAGAAAAAAAATTATTAAAAGAATTTGATATAGATAGCGATTTTACTACATATGATAGATTAAAAATGATGTAGTTAATTAAGTTGATTTATATACAACATTATTAATAAATGGATTTCCATTTAATACTGTTTGAGTAAATTCATTAATTCTTGTATTTGTTACAGATCTACCAGTTGGTGTTTGTGTAAGCATAAATGGTAATTTTTCATTAATTGCAATAGTTGATGATAATAAATCTCTTTTAATTTGTATTGGTTCACACAATGATACAGTTGTGTAATCCATAGTTGGTCCTTTACTATATTTAGAATTTGTTGGTGCTCTTCCCTTAGCAATTACTTCTCTTGTAATATTAACATGTGAATTATTTGCATCATCCCTTGTTCTTCCAGCAAGAATTACACCATTTGCACCAGCTGCAGATCTATCTAATTTAGAATGTATTTCTCTCATAGTTATATCTGGTGTATGATTAACATAATCAATAGAATAACTTTTATTTTGATCACCTGTTACAACACCTGATCTATCAGTTTTTTCATGAATTGCTCTCATTGTCATATTAGGTGCATAATTAATATAATTTACAGTATAACCTTTATTTTGATCACCTGTTACAACACCAGTTCTATCAGTTTTATCATGAATATCTCTCATTGTCGTATTTGGTGCATAATCAATATGATTTACTACATAACTTTTATTTTGATCGCCACTTACAACACCAGCTCTATCAGTTTTTTCGTGTATATTTCTCATATTTATATCTGGTGTAGCAAGATTATAATCAATAGCATAACTATTTTGACGATCACCTGTTACTACAGTACCTACTCTATCTGATTTATCATGTATATTCCTCATATTTATATCAGGTGTAGCGAGATCATAATTAATTACATAACTATTATTACGATCAGATGAACCCATTCCAGCTCTATCAGATTTGTCATGAACATTTCTCATATTTATATCAGGTGTAGCAAGATCATAATTAAGTACATAACTATTATTACGATCAGATGAACCCATTCCAGCTCTATCAGATTTATCATGAATATTTCTCATATTTATATCAGGTGTAGCGAGATCATAATTAATTACATAACTATTATTGCGATCTGATGAACCCATTCCGGCTCTATCTAATTTATCATGAACATTTCTCATAGTAATTTCTGGTATATCACTAAAATTTTGAGCAGCAGTTTTATTTATATCACCAGCAACTCCAGCACCATATCTGTCTACATTTTCAGTAAGATTTCTTTTTGTTAAATCAAACACATTTGTAATCATATCAAATGCTGTACCTTTTGTTACATCAGATGTACCAATTGGACCAATATAATTTTGTGTTTGACTACGTTGTGTTGGATCTGGTATATATTTTTTAGAATCTTCTCTTGCTTGTAAACCTTCAACAAGCATAATATTACGTGGTTCAGCTTGTTGATAATTTTGTTTAAAATCAACTTTGTATTTTTCTCTAACATTTTCAGGTGTTGCTTGTTGAATTTCACTTTGTGCTGGACCAAGTATTGTACGGTCAGTCATACCTCTATTAATAGTTGCCATATTATCCTTATTAAATTCACCATATATTGCTGGAGCACGAATATAACCAAGACTTGGAACTAATCTATCATCTCCCCAATATTTAGTTCTTTCTGGTTTGTATTTTTTAGTTTCTCCAATAACAGGACCTCTAGATCCTTTCATACCAGAAACTTGACTAAGTGTATAAGTTTTTTGTTCGTTACCCAAAGTTCTTATCTCATCAATATTTTTTGGCATAGCTCTAAAGTTATCACCATTTTTATTAACTTCATTATAACCTAAGTTCAATCCAGTAGTAATTCTTTGTTGTTGAAATGGTAATTCATTTTTACGTTCTCTACCTGGAGTATATCTATCTTCTAACATATTTGTAACAGAAGGCATACCATAAATATTTGTTATACCAATTAATGGTGAAAATAGTGGTTTTTGTTCAGTTTTAGTAATTTTAATTCCATCCATATTTCCTGTAAAAGCTTCCATCTTTCTTTGTGCGATAGAATTTCTACTTGAATTATTTAAAACATCCGATCCATATGTTGATGATTTAAATTGTGGAATCATATTATTATGAACAAATTTATCTTCAGAAACAACTTCATATGTTAAATCTTTACTTTCACCAAAATTTGAATAGCCATTTTTCATAGCTAAACGTCTTTCAGCTTGGAGACGTGAAACACCAGAATCTGATCTATGAACAGCATTAGCAGATGACGGGGGTACATTCATATCAAATTTTGAGGATTCATATTGACTTGTATACGAATCATTAAAGTTTGAATTCTGAAATTGTCTTTCATGAAATCTATTGTCTAAAAATTTATTTGATTGATTTATTAATAGATTTGGATCATTTGATATAGAAATAATTGATTGAGAACTAGCCATACTTGAATTATCACTAAATTCAGAATCTGCAGATACATTTCCAAAATGTTCAACATTATTATTTATAACTGATTTTCTGTTACTACCTCTAGAACGAACATTTCTACTAATTAGACCAGATTTAACTGGATCTCTTGCTAAAGCTTTTCTTTTTTCAGCTTTCATTTGTGTCGATTGTAGTCCTTTTTTAATTCTATTTGAGTTATAAATTGATGTACTTTCATCACAATTATATTGATTATTAAGTAATTTACTATTTAGTCTATTATTTTGGGTATTAGTTGAATTTTTACCTGTTATTATATCACCTAAAATACCAACTCCTTCTATAAAATTCATAATATATAATGTTATATTATAAAAAATATTTTTTATTTATTTCTAAGTTAACTAAAATAATAATAATTATTATAAATAAATTAAATAAATTAAATAAATTAAATTAAGCACTTTTCGCTAGAGTTAGTGCCAAAAATTTAAGACACCTAGGGGTCTTAAGATTGGTACCGTAAAGTGCTTAATTTAAGCCCCCCTTAAATTAAGAACTTTTCGCTAGCGTGAGTGCCCAAAATCTTAAGACAACTATGGGTCTTAAGATTGGCACTACACGGTACTACACAGTATATATTTATAAGTATCTTTCTGGAATTGAAAGACATTCTAAACTATATGGTTGTTTTTTACAATCTTCTTTTGGAAATACAGCTTCTTGTTCTAATACACGTGGACCAAGTGGTGTATAATTGTCTTTGGCTTCAAGAGTTGTGTTAATAGCAAAATCATAGAAGATTGGTTGTTGTGGATTCTTTTTAAGATTGTAAAATCTATTAATTTGAACATCTCTAAAGTTCTTTGGTGTAAGAGTGTAATGACTGTATTCTGGTGCTAATTTATTATTGCATACTGGGAGGTCAGTGTTTTTGAGTTGTGAAACATCAGTTGTATTTACTCTACCTGATCTGCATCTTGATTGACCTAAGTGTCTGTTAGTTAAGTTTGATTCTACATCGACTAAACGTTGTGACATAGCTGGACCAAAGTTTTCAACTGAGCTTACACCTGCACCATTAAAACCAGATCTAACACCAAAAGGAGCAAAGCATGAATCACAGTTATATGTTGAATATTGTTGTAATCTATAATCTCCTGGAGCGACACTTTCATCTAAATCTTCAGGATAGAAACATTTATCATAGGGTAATTTGCTGGAATGTCCTATATTCATTTTATATATTATTAATGTTAGATAATATTTTTATATGTTAGATAATAAATTTTATATTTATATAAAAAAATAAATAAAAAAGTTTTTCTAAGTTAACTAATTAATTATGTAATAAATTATCTAATAAATTATTTTTATGAAGCATATTTTTTAACATATTCTTTAACATTTTTATTATATTGTTCGTTATTATTAGAATATTGTTTTGCAATATCTGGAACTAATGGATCATTTGGATTTGGATTTGCCAATAAATCAGAAATACTAAGAATAACACTATTAAGACGAAGAGCAGAACTCCATTGATCTTTTAGAATATCGATGCAAATTGTTCCATCAGAAGCAATATTTGGATGATAAACTTTAGTTTTAAAAATCATTTTTGGTGGTTTAAATGGATAATCTGCTGGCATATTAATTAAGATTTTAAAAATACCATTTTCAAAAGGAGTATCTTTTGGTCCCTTTAGAAGAACGGTATGTTCAGCATACATATCATCATTAATTTCAATATCTTTAATTGTTTCTGGAATATCATGGTTTACAAGATTTTTAAGATCTGAAACAATACGATTATTGCGAATAATAGTTTTGGGTTTAAAAGCCATATTTATATAATTAATATATATAAATATGTAAATAGTTAGACTGTTATGTATTCAACTTTTTTTAAGATAATATTTATTTTATTGTTTACCGCAACCCATTTCTAATACTGGGCGCATACCATTTGATGTTTGTCTTGGGATATTGTTAAAAACAATTGGGCAAACATCTCTATCAAAGATAACTGGGCGTGATGGATCGTATGTGCTCATACATAAATCTGATTTTTTGCATGCTGGATTGTATTTAAGATTAGCACATTTGGTTGCTGGTCTTGTTATATTTTTAAGTTCGCTTTCAACATCAACAATTTCGGCATCAAATGGTCTCCAGAATTTGTCAAATTTGCATTTTTCGCAATTTTCATAAGCACCTACGAATGTTCTGTATTGAAATGGAGATGTTGAGTCACTCATTTTTTGAGCATAGGCACATTCGTCATATACTAATCTATTAGAAGCTCCTTGTTTATTCATTATATATTAATATTATATAATAATTTTATTTTTATAGTTTAAAAATAAAATATTTTTTTATCTTTTATATTTTTTAATTATAAATTAAAAATTATAATTTAGTTATTTTTTTATTTAGTTAACTTAGCTTATTTAGTTAATTTAGCTAATTTAGTTAATTTAGCTAATTTAGTTAACTAAGCTAATTTAGTTAACTAAGCTAATATATGTCTCTATTTTTTGATTTAGCGGTAGCTTTATTCTCTAATCTAGTAGAAACTGGTCTATCAAATATAACATGTTTTGGATCTTGTATATCACTATCTATAAAATGAAAAGAGTGTTCTGCTGGATTTTCAAACCCAAGTGATCTTGCTTTGCTAGTTGGATATCCGTATTTAACATAATTTTCATAATCTATATTTTTCATTTCTCCACCACCAACATTATTATAGAGTGCATTTAAATCAGATTTTCTACAATTATTTGTAGGTATATTTATCTTATTATCAACATCAAATGTATTACCCTTTTGAAATGTTGGTGTTTCAGGTTTTCTATATGAATAACCAGAACCAAAATTAAATTGTTTATCTTGATTTCCAGGTCTTTGTAAATGTTGTCTTTGGTTATATTGTATTTGAGGTGAATTATGTTGTTGAATTTGAGGTGATTTATAATTATTAGATGTTATTGGATTAATAAGTTCATGAACATTTGAAGGAGAATTTGCTTCAAAATTTGATGTTAAACTAGAATTCATTTCATCGCGAACATTATCTAAATTAAATTCATTATTAAAATCTCTACTTGTTGTTGATGAAAAATCACGACTATACATATCGTAACTATCTTTAAGATTATCTGTATTAGATTTATGACTACTTGCATTACGTTCTCTTCTCATTTTTTCATTAATTCTTTCAAGACGCGGATCATATATATCATTTGATGGAAAACGTGCTTTAGAGCAATCAATTAAATCAGTATTTTCATCATAATTTTTAACCTTTCTTTGAACATATTGTCTTTCTCCAGAATTACAAATGTTATTATCTTTTTTTTGATATTCACTTATTATTTTAAGATCATGTTTAGAAATCTGATATTGTCTTTCTAATGATACAGTATTAATATCTTTTTCTTCATAAAATTTTTTTCTTTTTAAATATTCAACCAATCTTGGTTCTAAATCTAAATTAGTATCGTTCATATAAATTAAGATGATAATATTTTATTTTGTATTTAAACTTATTTTAAAATCAATTTAAAAATATATTATTATATTTAAATTAAAATATGACAGATAATATACCAAATGATACATCGAATGATGGTGAAGTTTATACTCCAGAGGAATTAGCATGGCAATTAATTTTAGATGAAAATATTTCACAAAGAACATTAATGACTTTTGCTGATGAAAATTCTAAAGAAATTATGTTTGAAATTCTTGTTACTATTTATTTAGAAATGATATTTGATTATTACAAATTAAAATATCTTGAAAATACAACTGATAATGATGATGATATTATTAATGCATATGATAATTTTAAATTAGATTTAACTAATGTTAATGTAAATATGCTGACTGATATATTTTTTGAAAAATTTAAAAAATTAAGAATTATTCTCAGTGTCCGTGATATGTCACAAATAGAATATGAAAGTACAAAAAAATTAAGATATTGTACAGTTATGTTAAAAGATTCTCCACAAGATGCAACATATTTTATGATGAATGAAGAATATCTAGATAAAAATAAAAGATATCATTTTGTATTAAATTCATTATATAAAAAAAAAGAAAATTTAAGAGATATAGTTTGTACAATAAATATTAATGGTAAATATTTCAAAATTAATTTTAATACAGTTTAATAAAATGTTAATATGTTCCTAATAAAATAATACAATTGTTTACATTACGTAAATAAAATCTAAATGATTTTGTAACAATAAATTTTTTTGTCGTTTTAAATCCTACCATTTTTTTTGTTTGTACTGATTTCTCAGATAGTGTAAACTCTATATTTTGGAGACAATCAGATATTTCACATTCACTATTAAATAAATATGGAACATTTAAATCTAAAAATACAGTTTTTAAATCTGTTTCTTTTAATATATTTGTGTATCTTAATTTTGTTTGTAATTTTAATTTTGGTATTCTGACTTCTTCTAATATAGTAGGTTTTAAACTTGAAGTTATCATTTTATAAGTTTTTTCATTAAAATCTATATCACCATAAATAATACCAAAACATAAATTATCAGTAGAAGTCATTTCTAAAACTTGTAAATTTGGTTGTTCATAATAACCAAATGTTTGATTATATGCTGCCATAAATTCGAAATTATTATCTTTAAAAGTTTTTGAGAAATAAGATGTCCATGTTGGATGAATATTTGCATAATTTAATAGAATAACATTTGAATTTAATATGTTTTCAGTAGAAATAGATTTTTTAGTTAATCCTGACATTTTTTCAATAATCATATTGATGTCTACTGCTTCTTTTTGAGCATTTCTTTTATTAACTTTTCTTATTTTAGTAAACATATTAACATTATTACAAAAACTTTGATCATAATCAATTTCATCAGAAAATATTATACAATTACCCATATTAAGATTTGGTAATAATAAATCTTTTAACCCTTCTGCAATAATATCATTTCTTGGAAAACTAAAATAATTTTTTAATTCAATCTCAGTATTTTTGTCACTCGCTATGTATAATGCAGAAAATATAGTATAAATTAAAAATGGACTAAATACAAAAGCATTATTCATAATTTGTAGCATATTTTCAAATAAAAATAATCCATAATTATTATTACCGTTAATACACATCATATTATTTTGTAAATTATCTGATAATTTTGTATCTGTATCAATATCTGCAAGATTACTATGTGGATTAAACGATGAGATATCTTTTAAAGATGATCTAGAATTTATACCCGAACGTTCAAAATCATAAATTGGTTGATTAATATTATAAGTTGGTCTCATTGGTATTCTTGTATTATTATTTTCTTGTGTTGGAGCTTGTTTCTGCATTTTATTTATTTGATTATTAAAATTTGGATTTCTAAATTCATTAAAATCTATATCATCTTCATCATCTTTTAAAGAATTTTTTAAAAATTCATCTCTTTCTATGTCTAACCTATTGAGTGGATTTAATTTACGGTTAGATATATTTATGTCACTCATTTCTCTATCAAAAATACGGGTATTAGCAGATTTTTGTGCATTTAATTTGTTTTGAGAAGTTCTTGTATTATGACTTTGTATATTAGAATATTCCATAATAAATTTATATAACAAATAAAATAAAAATTATAGACACATTCATATTATAATTATAAAATATAAGAAAATTTCTCTAAGAATTGTTAATAATATATTATCTAAATAATATTTATTTATAATTGTTTCAGAAAATTAGTTTATTAATTTTCTCTAAGAATTATAAATAAAAAAGAATTTCATAAGAAATTCTCTTTTATTTATAATTGTTTCAAAAAATATATTAACACATTAATATATTTTTTCTAAGAATTATGAATAGAGTTTTTGCTGAAGCAAAACCTCTATTTATAATTGTTTCTATATCTAATGTCGTCAAATGCAACACAATTCTTTGTATCTTCTTTGCATGTATATGGTGTTTTATAGCACCATTCAGCAAATTTTTGTTGGTCATTTGGAATAGCTCCACCAGGAATAGTAAAGAATTGACGTTCAACATTTTTTGCATCATATAAATCACTTACATCTTTAAATAAATCTTTATTATAAGTTAGATTAATCTTTTCTTTAATTACTTCATCATCAGCATTGACAGGATATGGTACATTTTCTGTATTAAAATCATTTAAAATAGGATTCATAAATGGGTTATCAACTGTTGGTTCTCTTGGTACATCGAGATATTTTTGATTCTTCTTAGATGTTTCATAAACCATTTTATCTAATTCTTTATTTCTATTATTTTCAGAATAAAATTTACCAACTTTTAAATAATTATCAGAATCATAATATCCACTTTGTACTTCAAATCTTTCATCATTATCTTCTAATACACTATTATATTTATTAAAGTATAATATAACTAAAATAACAATTATACCTACAAAAAATATTCCAGATACATTGTTTAATAATCCTACAAATTTTAAAAGAATTAATGCATATATACAAAATAAAGTAATTGAATTTAATTGTTGAATTAGTGTCATTTTTCTATTCGGTAAAAATTTATCATAATTCTTAATTAGTACTGAAGGATTTTCTATCCAAAATTTATCAGTCATTAATATATATATATTAATATTATATATTAATATATTTCAAAAAAAATTTTTGATTATTTTATTAGTTACCGTGTAGTGCCAAACTTAAGACACCATAGGTGTCTTAAATTATGAGCACTCACGATAGCGAAAAGTAACCTGTATTTGTTTTTATATTTAACTAATTTTATTACTTAGTTATTTGTTCATCTTTTTTTCTTTTTTGTATATCACCTAAAAATTTAATATTATAATCTTTTTTCTTTTCTTCAAATAATACAATTCTATCTAATAATTTTTGATGTTCTAATGTACGTCTATCTATTTCTGCTTGTTGTTCATCTATTTCTAAATTAGCATTCATGTTATTTTGATTTATTTGTATACTACTTTTATTTTTACTATCATCATTATTAACTGGATTAGATTTATTAATAAGATATGCTTGTAAATCCTTTTTATAGTACTCTTCTACAGCTGTAAATGCTTCATAAATAGTAGTTTCATTTGCTCTATTAACAGAAACAAATATATCTTTTGTATTATATACATGATATACAAATGGATATTCATCAGGATTTTTAATTAATAATGAACTTCTACCAAGATCTTTATCACTTGCTCGATAATAAAGAAATGTTAAATTTTCATATATTTTTGCATATGTTTTAAGAAATTTTTTAATTGTTTTTATAATATTTTGTGGTGTAGATTCAAGCGTAATTGCTACAATTACAAATTTATTTTCATTTTCTTTTAATATTTTAATAAGATCTGTAAGTGTTACTATTTCCCAAATATTCATTAATATAATATTATTGATATTATATTAAATAGTTAATATCGCAATTTTATGAAAATATATTATTATATGTAAATTAATTATTTTACTTAATCTAATTATTAGGTTATTTTCCCATTGCTTGAAACATTTTTGCCATATTAAATGTACCTTCAAATTGTTTAAGAAAATCTTCACCAATTGGTTTACCATTTTCATCCTTCATATCTTTGAGTTTATCACCATTATTCTTAATAAGATTATTCATACCACTTGCAGTTTTTGCCATTTTTTCTGGATCAATCTTATTACCAATCTTACTTGAAACACGTTCAGCTATTGAAAACATATTTTCAATACCATTTGTTTTAATATCATCAAGTACCGACTTTACCATAGTTGAGCATACATCTTTAATATCATTATCATTTCCTAACATTGATGTTAAAGTACTAATTGTATCATTTATGTCATTTTCATCAAATTTCTTAATTTCATTTGTAAGATTATTGACATCCATAAGTTTATCTACACCAAGACTTCCAAGAATACCAGATTTAGCTTCTGTTCCTGGAATAATAATATCATTTGACATGAGTTGATCCATACTTATAGCATTTTCTCCTCCTTCTTTTGCATTAAGACCCATAAAAAAGTTATTTTTAAATTTACCAACAATCTTCTTTTCAAATTCCCCAACTATTTCAAGAATATCCTTTGAATGACGCGATTCATCGGTCATAAGATAAACCATTTTAACCGATGTAGTAAACATTGACTCAATGTTTTCCCAAAGAGATAACTTTTGTTCTTCTGTAAGAAATGGTACTACAAGATTAATATTAAGACCTGGAATAAGTGTCATGATTTTACCTTCTGGAGTTCTTACAGTAAAAAGACTAAAATCATGATTTTTAACAAGATCTTTATGTTGTGTAAGAACTTTAAAAACCTTTTTAATAATTTTAACTTGATCTACATCACTTGTTTGATTTTTATATTGATTTACAATGTCTTCACATGTTTTGCAGAGATTTTCGTGAGAATTTTTCTTTTCGGCTGGAATATTATCTTTATTTTCAAGAGAAATTTTTTTTACTGAATCAACAATAGAAAGTACTGATGATACAAAAATATTTTGATAAATGTAAATCATTTTATTTGTTTGTTCAGTTTTATCATCTTGTTTAATATCTTGGGTGTTGTTATTTTGCGTGCTCATTTTAATAATATATATTAATAAACAATTATGTTAAATAGTTTATTATATTTTTAAAATTTATTTTAATTTATTTTAATTTATTTTAATTTATTTTAATTTATTTTAATTTATTAATTTGTGAGAGAATATTAAGATATAATTCACAATGATCTATTAACATACTCATAGAATCTTTAACAATAAGTTTTGTATTATTAGACATTTTACCCCAAATATCTTTAAATTCAAAAATACGAGATTCATACCCAGCATTTTTCACATTATCATATGATTGTGACATAAAAAAATTCTCATTGCCATCTTTTATATTCTTTCTATAAACATCATCAGCATAAATATTATCAAGAAACATTATAATAATTTCATTAGGTTTAAATTTAAAAAAGTTTTTAATCATATTTTTATTTCTCCCAAAAATAGAATCTTTAAATTCTAATCCAAGATGAGTTACCATATTAATTGAAACTTTATTGAATGATTCTATTAGATCATTTTTTTTTGTTTTTAAATCACATATTGTATGTTCGTTAGACATTATTATATAATAATAATAATAGTGTTCTTAAATAAATTATCTACGCAATCAGTATTTAGGGAAATTATTACGAGAATACATTATATAGATAATATCTAACATTTCTAATACAATTTCTTATATATCTATATTGATTCCTAATAATTAAATTATATCCAATTCTAATAAATTCATTTATTCTAAAATATATACAAATATTATATATCATATTTATATTATTTTCAAAAAAACAATATGCTCTATTATAAAGATTATTTATTGTATTACCAAATCTATGCATATATGACCTGTTTAAAATATAAGTACTTACTATATTTAGTCTATTTAACAAATTTTGATATTTAAAATTTAAATAATTATATAAATTATTTTGATATTCTTTAACATTATCTTTGTTACTTATTATGCATTCTATTGGATCTTCTATTGGATCTTCTATTGGATCTTCTATTGGATCTTCTATTGGATCTTCTATTGGATCTTCTATTGGATCTTCTATTGGATCTTCTATTGGATCTTCTAGTTGTTCTTGATAACATTCAGATTCTGGAATATTAATAATAACGTGTTTTAATTCTTGTATTTGTTCTGGAGTGTGGTTTTGTTCTGGAGTGTGGTTTTGTTCTGGAGTGTGGTTTTGTTCTGGAGTGTGTGTTTGTTCTTGTGTGTTTGTTTGTTCTTGTGTGTTTGTTTGTTCTTGTGTGTTTGTTTGTTCTTGTGTGTTTGTTTGTTCTTGTGTGTTTGTTTGTTCTTGTGTGTTTGTTTGTGTCTGTTCTTTTTTATTTTCAATTAAAAATGCTTTATTAATAGTTTTATGATTTATTTCTTTAGATTCAGATAATTTAGATGAAATATTATTTAATAAATCATATTCATCAATTAAATCTTCATTCAAATGATAATTATCATTTGAATTAACTGTTTGATTTATTTCAATATCAAACCAATCTATAAGATTTTCATCATTCTCAAAATAATCGACAATATCCTCATTAGATGAGCTGGTCATATAATATAATAAAGATTTTATATATTTATTATATTTTCATAAAATATTATTGTTGCAATATTATTGTTGCATTTGATTTATAATATTTGCTTTTAATTGTGTATCAATTGTTGTTTTAATATCAGTATCTGTTTTACCTCTCATTGTATTATATTCATTTATTTTACCTTTCATTTCATTTTCAGATATTTTCCCCTGATTATCTTTAAAAGTAAGAATTTTAAAATCAGCATCTTGACCATATGGAAGAAAAGATTTTGTTGAGACATAATCAACATTAACATATGCAAAATTATCAGACACACCTGTTAATTCATCAGATCTACCAGCAATATTATCTTTATTCATTTCTTGAGCCATATTTGATTGAATTAATTTTTTTCTATTTTGTTCAACCATATTCATCATATTTTGTCTTCTAAATTGAATTAAATTATTAAGCCATTCAAAAGAAGATTGTCCTTCATGAACACCTATAGTTTGATTTTGTTGATTTCTTAAAACAAGCATTGGTGTTTTTTTAATACCTAATGATAAAAGTTGTTCGGTAGACATATTTTCTATTGAAACAAGATTAAACAAATTATTAATTTTCTCCGATGTTATTATTCTGATAAAGTTAGCTGAGCTTTCGCATCTGGGACTATAGAATAAAAATCCAAACATTATTAAAATAATTATATATAAAAATATTTTAATAATAAACGATTGATTTTTAATTGCTTTAAAATCAATTAAAAAAAAGATGAAACTTAATTATTTTGTTATCTATTTAAATATTTATATTTAAGTATAATATATTATGAGTAAATCAAAATCTAAAAATGAAGGTTCTTCTAATAAAGATGGCAAAGATAGTAAAGATGATAAATATGATATTAATATTGAACAATTAAGTTTTAATAAAAAAAAAGGTCATGTATCTAGCGAACTTGGATTAAAATTTACAGGTAAGGATTGTAATTTTAAAATTCTTTCAACACTCCGCCGAGTTTGTTTAAATAATGTTCCAATACATTCGTTTAACCCTTCAAATATAGATATTCAAGAAAATACATGTGTAGCATTTAATAATGATTATATGAAACTTCGTCTTTCCCAATTACCATTATTTAATATTCCATCAAAGTTATCATTTCTTCATAATAAATATTGGAAGAACATTAATTTTGCAGATCAAAATCGTGAGAAACATCCAGAAGAAAAAAACATTAAAATCTATATTAATTCACACAATAACTCAAATGAAATTAAACCAGTAACTACTAAAGATATTAAAGTGTATATAGATGATGAACAAGTAGAAATGTATGATCCTGAAACACCAATTCTTATTATTTTTCTTAGACCGAATGATACATTTAAATGTATGATGATGGCTTCACTTGCAGTAGGTGATATGCATACTATTTATTGTGCGTGTGCAAATGCATGGGCTACATATGATGATGAAGTTAAAGATAATGGTGAAACAGTTTTTAAAAAAGGAGAACTATTTATTAAATCACGTGGTTCTCAAACTGAATATTCTATTTTAGATAATTGTTGTGAATATCTTGTGAAAAAATTTACAGATTTAAAAATAGAAATTGATAGAAAAATAAAATCAAAAGAAATTGATAATACACTTGATACGTTAATATTAGTACTTGATGATGAAGACCACACTATTGGTGAAATACTTAATTATGAAGTTCAAGATTTGGCAATTTTTTCTGCAGTATCAAAACCAGATCACAATATTAAAAGTGTTACTCTCAAAATAGAAACAGATGGAAAGAAAAAACCATCAGATTTAATCTTAGAAAGTTGTGATATATTAATTGGAAAATTTAAAACAATTCAAACTAAATGTGCTAAATTAGGAAAATAAAATATAGAAAATTTATTTATAATTAAAAATTAATAATTTAAAAAATTAATAATTTAATATTTCTTGCCTTTTTTGGAGCCTTTCTTTGAGGCTTTCTTTGAGCCCTTTTTGGCACCACCCTTCTTGGAGCCTTTCTTGGAAGCTTTCTTGGAGCCACGGCGTTTGCCACCAATTTGACCTGTTAATATTTTTTGAACTGTGCAAGCTGGTATATCTCTTTGTTGACTATTTAAACATTTAACAGATGCTTGTACAAGAGTATCTGCGCGTTGGAGATAAGTTGTAGCTTGTTTAATAGCTTCTGCTTCAGCAGGAGGTGGAGCAGATGTTTTACCAGCAACACAAGCTTGAACTGCAGCATTATCTCCACCTTTTTCAAAACATGCTTTCATTTCTGCAAGAGTAGCACCACCTCTCATGCTTTTTTTACCTTTTGAGCCTTTCTTAGAGCCACGGCGTTTGCCACCAGATTGCATTGCGGCACAAGCAGCTAAATCTTTTTTGTCATAACACTCTGTTCCAAGGGCAACTCTACCTTTACTAGCATACGAACTTAAAGCAGTTTTAACTGCAGCTTTAACTTCTGCAGAAGCAGTTTCCATTGCTTTTACGGCATCTGCAGGTGTTCCTTTGCCAGCAAGACAAGCTTTAATAACTGCATCAGTACCACCTGCATTATAGCAAGCTGTTAATTCTTCAACACCGCCACCACGTTGGGATTTCTTGCCTTTAGAGCCTTTTGAGCTTTTTTTAGAGCCACGTCTGGCACCTCCATTCATTTGAGACATAATTATATATTATACAACTAGGAAAAAATTATTTTTATATTAAAAAATAAAAAATAAAAAAAAACCGCATTTTTTTAATATAAAATTATATTTTTAATAAATATGACATAGTTTTAGTATTAATGCAATCAGTAAATAATATTTTAAACTCCATTGTATTCATTTTTATTTTATTCATATCAATTGTTATATTCTGAATTTTATTTAATAATTCAATTCTGTCAATAAAAATATCACATAATAAACAAATATTAATTTTTTTAAGATATTTATAAATAATATCGTGATTTAATGATTTTTTTTCATTAAATTCTTCATCACTATTTATAATATTATTAATCTTTGTAATTTTACCTTCTTCACTTTTTCTAGTATAGATAAAAATTTTGTGTAAATCAAATAATATTGTTCTATAATTATTACTTAAAATATTATATAATTCAGAATTAGCTTTTTTTCTTGTAACATGATAAATGTTTAAAAATTCTCTTGATAAAGTTTTTATTGATAAATTTACTCTTTTAATAATATCAGATGGATAAGGTGACATATAATTAATTACAAAACTAAGATTATCGTTCTTATAAAGTTCTAAAAAACATTTATTAATATTTTTAAATGGTGGTATAATATCTTGTAACTTTTGATAAATATAACTATTTAATACGTAATCTGTATTCTTATAAGAAAGTATAAAACCACTATTTGTAATTCTTTTCTTTTGTTCATTTATATTAGATAAATTTTCCAAATCAAATATAAGTTCATCAAAGCATGAATAATAAACATTATCTGATTTTTCTAAAAATATTTCTTCACAAACTGTATTATTTTTATAATACATAATATGACCAACTTTGTGTGAAGAAATAATAACATTTGTTACCTTATTTAAATTAAATGGTATAACAGATTTTTCAAC